GAATTTTGGACCAAGACCCATAGCAAACCCTGCACGTCCACCTTGTGCCATTAATTGTATTTCTTCTGGTAGTCCTCTATCTTTTCTTTGTTGTTCTCTTATTTGTTGTTGAATTTTTAATTTTTCTAAACCCTCTGGAGAAAGTTTTTTTTCAAAACCTTTTTTCATTCTTTCCATTCGTAATTTATATAGTTCTCTTTCTTCAGGAGTCATTTTACTAAAATCAGGACTTATAAAAAATCCATCTTTTTTCATAGGAAGAGTTCCATTCATGTATCCTGCACGTCCACCTTGTGCCATGTCTTCTGGATCTGGTTTATTTTTAAATCTACTGTCGTCTAATCCGTCAAGTGCTTCACCGTAAAGATCCATCTGTTGTTTTTGATCTAGATCATAAAAATCTTTACCAAATTTTTTTTCTGCTAAATCATCTGCAACAAGTTGTGCATCATATTTTCTATCTCCTGCAAATCCTGGTGAAGCATTGTCGATTGCTTCTTCAACCATTTTTCTATTTTTTATTCTTTGAACAGCTTCTTTGTTATTTTTTTCCATAGCAGCTAATACTTCTGCTTCTCTTTGTTTAAGAGTCTTAGGTCCTTGTTCAGTTGTCTTAACTAAATCTGAAAAAGGATTGTCAGTTTTCATCAATCCTTCTTTTAAAGTTTGTTCGTTTATTTCCTTACCACCCATAATACCTTTTGATGGATTTATTTTTTTACCAGTCAGATCAAAAACTTCACCTTTTCGATCAAACTTACTACCACCTAACATGTCACCAAAACGTTGTTGAAACGCTTGGTCCTCAGCTTGTTTAACAGCAGCCAATATTTCATTTAATTGATTCTCATTTTGAATAGCATTTGGATCAATACCTACTCTTCTTAATCTTTCCTCTAAAGCATTTGCAGAAAAATCTACTGATTTATTATTAGCGATAGCTCCCTTTTTTTTAAAAAGTGCTTTTGCTATAAAGTTTCTGATAACTGTTGCTGCCATTAGTAATAATTCCTTTTACGTTGATCGACTTTTTCGTCGATATAATCTTCAGGGTGTCCGATCAGACCGCCCTGTCTGAATCGCATGATTGCTTGTGTTGTTGAGTCCACAAGATCGTCATGATCACCATAAGGAAATGCAGCACATTCTTCAATGACGTCGTCTGCGAATTTCTGCTCAGGCGCCCATATCATACCAGATTCAAACAAAGGTGCAACAGCATTTACACGTGCATGCTTATCATTTCCTTTGTTAGGACTAAAGTTGACAACAGGTATATCCATCTGTCTAAGCTCATACGTCAAAGGTAAACCTGATGCTTTTGCCTCAATAATCACTGTCTCCGGCATCCAATACTTATATTGATCTAATGCAAGACGCCGAAGTTCTGGAAACTCATACCGTCCTTTGATGGCATCGAGGAGTATTAAATTAGCTCCTGAGTCTTCGTCAGGATAAAATACTCCCCAAGTTGTAATTGCACTATAATCAGCTGTCTCCTTTTTTAAAAATGCAGTGTCATATGATTGTATAACATGGTCTAATTGTGGAATGTTCTCTCCCTTATAAGTTCGCCACCACTCACGTTTTAATATGGCTCCTTCTTCTGCTGTTGGATTCTGCATCCACTGTGCATTCCATTTGCCCGTGGGCAGTGTTGCTTGGACCTTTTCTAACTCATCTAACTTCCAATACTCTGGCCATACAGGCTTAGCGCTCGATGATCCGTGGTCCATGATTGCCGGAAACTCGACCACGTGCCACTGATCAGCTTTCGCTTCTTTTTGATTCTGTATAAGTTTTCCTGTTAAATCTTTGTTAGACCATCTAGTCATAACTAAAATAATTTTACCACCTGGTTGTAAACGCTGACGAGGACCTGACGTGTACCACTCGTACGCTGATTCTAAAGCTGTCGGTGATAGTGCATCTTGCTCTGAATGTGGGTCATCGATAATTAATAAATCAGCACCCCGTCCAGTGATCGCACCACCAACACCGGCGGCGAAGTATTCACCACCTTGGGCAGTTTCCCAACGTCCGGCTGCCTTACTATCTTCTTGTAGTGTTGTTTTAAAAATTTTAGAATAATCTTCACTGTCGATTAGGTTCTTTGCTTTACGACCAAATCTTACTGCGAGTTCACCCGTGTGTGTTGCTTGAATGATCTTTAACCTCGGCTCACGGCCCACCATCCATGCTGGCAGAAGATAAGATGCAAACTCTGACTTTGTGTGCCTTGGTGGCATGTTAACGATTAGTCTAGTAATCTCTCCTGTTGCAAGTTTATTAAATTTATCTGCTATGTGTCTATGGTGGGAGCCTTCAATAAAATCGGGCCACATACATTTGACAAAGGAAAGAAAGTCATCCTTAGCTTTGTTCTGTATCTTTTTTTCAGCGTGCATTACTTGCAGCTGTTTATATTTCCTACGTACGTCTGCAGGTAGTTTACTTATATCTATATTATTCAAATTCATTTAAAATTTTTTAAAAAATTTTTTGCATCACATTTAAGATGTTCAACATGTTTTTACCAGCTAAAACTCTGTAAATCAAGCTATACAACCTAGAGTAGTGGGACCCCTTTTACACAAAAGGGGGGATAGGGTCGAAGCAATTAATGATGTTTGGATTTGGTTTGGGACCCATGGCGGTTGTCTGTGTTAACCCGCCATGGGTAAGAGAGTTAGTCTAGTAATGTCATATATGCTTTAGCATTTAATCTACTAAACATAGATAAACCTTTTTGTACTAGAGTATAATTCTCTAGTTGCTCGTCTAGTTTTATCTGATCGTATAACTTTGCCTCTTGCTCGGTTAACATTTCAGACTTACCAGAAAAAGGGTTCGTTCTTTTTATATTTCTTTCTGTCATATCTTGGATAATATAGGATAAGTCAAGCATTGTCAACAGCCTTTATTTCTGTATGAAACCAACCATAATCATTCTGTTTTCTTACAGGGTCCTCGATCGGTGTTTCGAGCGCCTCTAGTCTTGGCGCTATTGCAATGACCTCTCGCCAATACTTATAAAAGAAATCAGTATAGCAACCCTGACTACAGAACACAGACCAAACAGAATCTTTGTTCCATTGGTTTTGAGGAATCTTTCTGGTCCTCAAAACCTTTGAGCCTTTGACACCTCTTATTCTATCTTGTGTTTTATTTGTATGGCAATTCGGACCATGACACCACGTGTGATCACTCATTAGTGCCTCACTTTCCAACTTGTAGTCGCAGTCCTATAACCATGACTATCTAAATCGTAGTACACATAGTAAGGCACACCTTTTTTTGATGTACCATATCTGCTTTTTTCGTCGTGCTTACCAAGTCTAGTAATATGTTTCTTATGCTTACTAGCCCAATAAGTTATGTAAAATGTTTTAGTCATATTTCTCTCTTTCTGTTATGGGATTATCCTACAAGATAACCCCATAATTGTCAAATGTTAATTTACAGATTGTTGCATTTGTTGTCTTGCAAACGCAATTTTCTGTTCTCTTGTTAAGACCTCTTTATCTTCCAAAAGACTAGCCAGATTTTCTGGGCTATAAATAGAAAGTGCCATTGAACTACTTTCATTCAACATACTTTCATTTAAAACAACTCCAACTTTATCAGCGAGTGCTTTTGCTTGGTCAAATGTTCTATAAGATTTTAACCCTAATCTTAAAGTTTTCATTTTGCCCTCAACATAATTATACATTTGTTCATGTTCTTTAATTACATTGTCAGCACTAGCACGATACATCTTAAAAAATTCATGAGTATTCTCATCAACATTGAATTGTCTTGAATGACAATAAGATGTTCCAATTACCCAAAGTTTAAAATCCTTATCCCATTTTGCTTTAGGTTTAATTATAGATTTATCCTCGTTAGATGAATTTTCAAAACCTAAAAATTTATTACACGCACTTTCATCATTGTAATACTTTGGATTTCTTTTTGAGTAGTCATCTTGAATTGATAAATGAAAGTCAGGATTTAAACCCTTTGCTCTCATCTCATCACGATAATATGCTCTTGCAAACTTTCTACCCATATCAAATCTAACATTGATTTCTTGACAGTTAGTATCTTCTCTACCTCTATCATCAACTTCAGTAATTGGGTGTTGAATATTAAAACAATTATCATGGTATAATTCCCCACCACTTGACCCATATTTATCAGCCATTCTTCTAATTGTATCAACATCTTCTTGTGGTTGATGAAACCTTACAACTTTTTCAATCTGCTCTTTTGCTTTTTCTCTAATCAAGTCGTATTGTTCTTTTGCTTGTACCAATTTATCTTTTACTTTATCTTCGTAAAAAGATTGAAATTGATCTGCAATAACTTTTCTCTTTTCAGAGTTAAGTGTTATCTTTTTTGTAGTCATATTTCCTCTTTCTGTTTTATTTTGCATGATTTGAAATTAGCACTTGACAATAGGATTGTCAAGTATTATATTGGATTTAAGATTTAACTAATCTTACCTACGCCCTTTTGCTAGTTTACGGCGTTATAAACTCAAACTAGCGGGTCAACCTCGGGTTGCATCACACCGCTCGCTTTGAGCCGTCTTTGTAATCCAGAGGACTGATCCCTGATCCATTGGGTAACTTGTGTTTAAACAAAGTCGACTGCCTAATGGATCTGGGATCAGTGGCAAGGGGCACGCGTGTCCCCCTGCTGATCCCTGGTAGCCAGTTGTTCTAGCGCTAGACAGTGGCCGGCTACCTGGGATCAGTTGTTATTACAGGCATCCTCGATATGTAGAAGCTGTAATTGAGAAGAGGGTGTTGCACGACAACTGGTCAAGCGTCAAGCTTCAAGCTTGACAGCTGGTCCAGGATATGATAGGATGAATTTAGAAAGGAATAATTATGATAACGATTGATGCAGATAAAATAAAACCAAATCCAATAGTTCAAAAAACTAAAGATGAAGTTAAAAAGCTGGTGCAACGCCTTAACTATAGCGATGCACTAGAAGTCCTGGCGGCTGTGTGTAAGATACACAACGCACGCCCAGATGTTGGCGGAACAGAAGGACACAATAGTGTTCCAGCAATGGATCATGATCAAATATTAAAAGATATTAAATCATGAGTAGAAGAATTGAGAGTCCAGTGATTTTAATTAATCACTGGCGCTGGCTCGAGGCCAATGGCTACAAGCAACAAGCGTCAAGCTGCAAGCGCCAAGCGTTACAGTTGACAAGAAAGAATTATAATGTTATAGGAGTCTATAGGAGAAAGAAATATGACTAAAAAAATGACAATGCAAGAAGCAATTGAAAGAGTATTACAAGCTGTTGAATATTATGACATGGTTCATGATACAGGAGAAGAAAAACAAACATTAGAAAACAAAGATTATGTTTGGAAGGGCTATGATCGACTCATAGATATTTTAAATGAAAACAAGTGAAGCATTAAAAATTATAGGCGGCTCATTGAGCAAGCCCTCAAAGATGCCTGGCTGGTCGATAGGTTTACCTGCCAAAGAATGCAAGACAGGCGGCAAGCTTCAGAAGGTCCCAGGCAGCGTCTGTTACGACTGTTATGCATTGAAGGGCTGCTACGTGTTTAAAGTTGTTCAGGATGCACAATACAGGCGGCTGGAAGCGTTGAAGAGCCCGGACTGGGTCCAGGCAATGGCTCACCTGATCAACAGCAAGAAGCCGGACGTGTTCCGCTGGCACGACAGCGGCGATGTTCAAGATCTAAATCATCTACAAAAAATTTATGAAGTGTGCAGGTTAACACCTTCAAAGAAACATTGGATGCCAACTCGAGAGGCTTGGATCAAGGACCATCTCGACGGCAAGCCTGACAATTTAGTCATAAGGTTCAGCGCGCCCATGGTAGACCAGCGGGCGCCTGCTTCCTGGCCTAACAGTTCGGAGGTTGTTAACAGCAACGCCAGCTGCCCGGCCCCTAAACAAAACAACGAGTGCAGAGACTGCAGACAATGCTGGGACGCCTCAATTAAAACAGTTTCATATGGTAAACATTAAAACAGAATTCCCGCGTGGAATATCGGATCAGGCTATTAGTCATGCTAACTCAACGCGTGGGCCTAGCGACGTACGTCCTGATCCGGGCCTTCAAGTAACAAGCCACAAGCTTCCTGGGCCACGTCCAATCTCAAATGCAAACAAAGGTTTGATCCACAAGCGTCAAGCTTCAAGCAACAAGCTCAGAGAGATTCAAGCTTCAAGCGGCAAGCATCAAGCCCCAAGCAGCAAGCGTCAAGCTTAAAGCCGCAAGCAACAAGCTCCAGGATCCG